GGTGGCGTGAGACAACGATCAACGATTCCGTTTACTACGAGCAGGAAAACCTGTCCCGGGCTGACAGGGTTTACGATGTGAAGTTTTTCCCTGCCACTGAGCAACTACAGAGTTATCACTTTCAAGGGTACGGAGACATGAGCCCGTACATGGATGTGCCATGCGAGCAAGCCTTGGAACACACAGGCTGGGAGATTGACAACGGTCTTCATGTTCAGGCAGGAGAGGTGACATCGTTCCACTTCCACCTAGACTTGGGGGGGGTTCAGGACAGGGGGCAGGAAGTGGACTACAAGGCCAAGATTCTGGGGAGGATGTTCCTGACCATGCTGGCCGAGTCCGAGAAGCAGGCACATCAGGACATGCTACAGTTTTACAACGACCACATCAGGGTGAACATAAACCCTGAGTGCGAAATAAGGGAGGCAGCCAGTGCCTAGCAAAATCACAGCCAAGGATTTTGAAAGGTTCCTCCCCGAGGAGCGCGACACTATTGCCCAAGGGCTCCTGAAGTATGTCCAGTTCGCTATCATGTTCTGGCGCTGGTATCGCAACGCTTACAACAATGACGGAACCTTGTCCTATGTGACCAAGGGTTTGGCTTGCGCTACAGGAGGATGCTTGGGCAGCAAGGTGGTTTCAGAGGGGGAGCCTGACAGCGGCGACCCGGGCAGCGAGAACGAAGACGGAACAGGGGAGGCATCCGATGACAGCAGGGAAAAGGAGAACCCTGAGATGCCGCCACCGAATGCCCCGGTGCTTCCCCCCAATAATCCCCAGCCCCCGTCAGGTGGGTGTTGCGATGCGACTGTAAAAAACTACGAAGATTTTTTCTTTTGGGAGCCAGTAAAAAACGTAGACCTCAAATGCGTAAACTACGCCAAGACAGCGGCAATCCGAAACGGTTCTTTCTACGGCGTAAACTTTGACTCAGGGAACGACGAGACATCAACATTCAACAAGTTTGTTTCTTGGGGTCAATGGCAAGGTGCAGGTTCTGGCTCCAGTGATGCCAGCGCGACATTCGGCAACGAGCACGGAGGGACAGTTGCGGTTTCCGAAGGCCGAAATGTTTTGCACCGCGTGTCGATATTCCTCTATGGGATGACCAACAAAATTTATGCACCCGGGCCAGACGGCGTTTTAATCTCCCCGCCTTTAAGGGGCAGGCTGTATTACAACAACAGCAAGAACCATAAGGATTTTGAAATCAAGAACGGAGGCTACTGGGGGGCTGAGATAAACATAAACATGTTGCAAACAGATGGGTGGAGCGGTCTGGGCGAGGCAATGAGGAGCATCAAGATACACTTTAGCCCGTTTCATAGTGTTCCGATTGACACGAAGCCCAGCAGCACTCGAAAGTTTGAAAGGTGGCCGCTGAGCTACAAGTCGGGAGCCGTCTTAACGGAACAGCCGTACCTAACCTATCTGTCGGGCATACGAATGGTCACTTTGCCGCCTGACTTTGTGAAGAAAGATCCGGGGAAGCAAATTCAAGTTGGGCACGACATCTCCGAATATGCCGTGGGTCTGGATGATCGATGGCAGAACGAGAACCCCTGCTACAAGCCGACCAAAATTCGGCAACTTATGAGATTCACAGACCCTCTGGCTTACGCCCCCGTCTGGACAACAGACGGAATGAAAGACGGTTTGGGAGCTCTTTACCCAGTGGCCACACCAAACGATTGGGCATTCACGGATGTGGTGGGAGATTTTTAACGGAAGGATAACAATGCCATCACCAGTAACACCAAACGATATTAAAAACACGCTACCCAATGTGGACAGCGGCGTGTGCGACCGACTCAAGAAGGTCATCATAGATTTCCCGCGCAAGGTTTATGCTTGGATGTCCTATGTCTACAACGACGATGGAACATTCACGGAGGAGTTTAAACAAGAGCTCTGCTCGATAAAGTGTGATGATTTAAAAGGTGGCCCAGTGGGGCCGATTAACGGCCCCCTTGACCCCACTGGCGGTACGCTCACAAAGATCGTCAGCTTGGTGGCCACCCCGGGAACAAGCCACTTGGGTGGCATCTCTCTTATCTTCAAGCACGATCCTGCCGCTACATACTACTCTGCCTACAGGACACCCACTATTACTGTTGCCCATGCAACGCCGGGAACACAGTACGCAGCCAACGCAACCAACATCAACGTCAAGGCGCTGGTCGAGGAAATTGCCAAGGGTGAGAAGATTTATTTTGATAACGGAACAGTGTTGACCGTGACTGGCGACACTGCAATCGAGGATGCAACGGCAATACCCTGTACCCTGAGTGGGGTGCTGCCAGACAAGACGGAAGGCCACCTTGGCCCGTCTTCCGCAACGCTGTTAGTCAAGGAGCAGGGGTTCCATGAGAACGTGGGCTGGCAGCAGCAGAAGTCAGGGTTCTTCATTAAGCGCGGAGAGGATGTTTTGTTCAGGGACGAACACGGCTCAAGGATTTGGGATGGGTCTTCCTATATCACCCAAAAATCTGACGGCTCGACGGCTAACGTACTCGATGGCGGCAGGAGGTACAATTACTGGGTGGTTTCCAAGTCATCCAGCGGAGACTATTCCACATACTCAAACAAGGGTGTAGGTTTTTCAAAGTATGTTGGCAACTTTGACACGGAGGATGCAAACACGGGCCTGATTTATTCTGGCGGCGATGACTCGCGCTACGAGGAAAACGTCCTGTCTTCGCTGACCTACCCGAACAGCAACGTGAGCTATATGCGTGTTGTTCTCAGGGGCGGTGGAGGTGCAGGCGGTGCAGGCGGTGATTATCTTCAGCCCACTGTTCTCGATCACCATGTCAAGACGCTCACATACACTGACTCATCCACCCCTATATCCTTCACGCTCGGCGGTTCATCCACCCCTGACATCACCCACTGGAGTGTCGGAGATGAGGTAAAGTTGGTTGATAACGGAACGAGTGCGTACAATGTTTCGTACATCATTAGCGAGGTTGTCCAAGGAAACCAATTCAAGGTTAATGCTGTTGACATGAGTGGAAACAGTTCGACACAGAACGGAACGATACCCAACACAAGTGACGCGAGCTACGGAAGGGTTTATCGCGTTAATGACAAGCAGAAGATTGCCATCACTGGAGGAGGTGGCGGCGCAGGCGGTTTGTTGATTGCCGTGTTCAAGATCAAAGACGAAATCACAAAGGTTCGCGTGAGGACAATTGATTCTTCTAACCCCAGCGGCACGCCGAACACTGTTAACTATTCCGATGAGGGGACAGCGCCAGTTCGGCAGGACGCCTTCAGTTTGGCAGACTCGGGGGACGATATGTGGGCGACCTACAACAAGGGTGGCGTCGGCAGGATTAGCTCAAGCGTTGACGCTACGGCGGGCGAGCCCCACGCAAGTGACGCAACATCGAACATCATTGACGGCACTACCTACTCAAAGACATCATTAACGGCCCCCTACTTCACGTTGTTTGAGGTCTACAGTTCGACAGACAGTGCTTGGCACGAAGTTGCCCGAGTTGCAGACGGCACGGGAGGAGGCTACAGGGATGGCTTCACAAACCTTGTTTCCACTGGCGGCAAGGGAGGGAAAACCTATTCAACAACGAACTTCTCAGCCGAGTGCGTCCTGAAAACAGATGCACTAACTGCGCTGCCCGGGGTTGTGCTTAACTCTGGCCAGTTTTTCAGGAAGGGCGGCGACGGCACTGCTGGGGTGACAGTCAAGTATCCCGGGCCAACAGCAAACGGTAGCCCCGGGCTCGGCGCTTACGTTTGGGACGGCCTGAAGCCGACTGGCCCTATGACGCCAAACGCGCTTCGCGCCCAAGGGGGGCACACCACAACACTGCCCGGAATGGCATTTGATTTGTATGCCCCGGGCAGCGGGGCAAGTGGCTCCAAGGGTAGTTCCGATGAGGCAGATGCGCCTTGGTGTGCAGGCGCTCATGCGATAGCGGGATGCGCTTGGGTGACCTATTCCGACACAGCATACGATTTGTACTAATGCACATTTCACCAAAAGCTAAACTGTACGAGATGCGCCCACTTGTTGGGCCTCTCGATCCTCAGTCTTCTCCTGATGGTGTAGCTGCTGGTGCTCACCGATGGGTTCAGAATTTTCGCGTAAACAAGGACGGCAACCTAGAGAGGTCTGAAGGCTTCAGGCGGCTCATGTACTCTGACGCAGCAAATAACAATGCTGACCTGCACAACCAGTTTCCGCTGAACGATGAGGGCACACCTGCCCAGATAGCGACTGGAACAGACGAGGATTTGACCTTCATCTTTGAGGCTACATCAACGAACGGAGAAACGCGACTGCTCGCTGGTGGCGCAAAACGAACCTACGTCTACAACCAGAAGACAGACAACTGGAGAATAATCCGCAACTCGTCCACAGGTAGTGGCAAATGGAAGGCAGCCCAGTTGGAGGACGATGTGATCTTTGTCAACGACAGCGCCAAGCCCCACTACTGGAAGCTCGACCAGCCGATGGAGAACGCAACCACGGATTCCGTTCGTGAGATTAAAAGCTTCACCGAGATGGGGCTGAACCGAGTTCGGCATATCCAAGAGTGGAGAGGGTTGATGTTTTACGGGAACGTCAACGAGGGAAACGAGTGGATACCTGATCGACTCATCTGGTCTGATTTTAAGAACCCCTTCAGCATTGCGCCTGCCGAGGAATCGCTGGCGGGATATCAAGATCTTGGCCACGGCGAGGAGATTGTAGGCATGGAGCCGCTTGGCAATGCGTTGCTGGTCTACACCACGAAAGGGGTATGGCAGTTTGAAGTTTCAGGTGGCACGGGGACAGATGTGCTTTCATTCAGGAAGCGGTACACGGACGAGGATAACGGCAACACGATCCCTGCCTACCCAAACACTATTATCAGCGCCTCCGACAATCATTTTTATCTCGGGCGCGATGGAATTTATTACTACAACATTTATCGCGCAGCACCTTCCCAACCTGACTGGCTAAAGGATGCGTCAGCGGTCATCTTTGATGGCATCAATAAGTCGGAGTGCGAGGCTCCCATTGCTGCGTTCAACGCGAAGACGGATGAGGTCTGGATAAGCTGGCCCGGGTCAACTTTAACGAAAAACTCAAAGACCGTTATCATTAACGTGAAGCACCAGCATGTCAGTTACTGCGATGCAGGGTTTACCGCCTTCGCCAACTTCACAAAGAGGGACTACACGAGCATAGGAGACTGGCTAACCAGCGACAACTATGTTTGCAGTCCAGCAGCGATAGCTGGTTTCAGGGACAGCACGGAGGGCTCCTCGGTGTGCACGGGCACGGCCACGTTTAGCACCTCGGTGAGTACCCCCTCATTGACGAACATATACTCCACAACAAGTCGGACAGTAACCGATGAGGGGTACACCACCGACAGCCTGACCACTGAGGACTGGGAAGCTGACGATACATCTGCGTTGAGCCTGTACGGAAACCTTGGAAGCAAGACGTTTGCGGACATCTGCACTCAGGGTTGCCCGACCGACATCAGGTTCGTCATGGCCTATGTAACTGACAACTGCCTGAAGGAGGACGGTGGTGCATACCACAGGGAGCGGTGTACAGCCAAGACGGGTTGTGGAACCTATACTCAGGACAAGGATTACAAGAGCATCCTGAGGTCACCTGCACTACGCTTTAACAGCCCCAAGAACAACAAACTGCTAAGGGCGTTGACGGTTGAGTTTGAGCACGCCCAAGCTGGAGGGAAGATGAGCCTCAGGGTCGGCAATGCCGCACAGGCCATTGACCCAAACACGGTAGGCTCCAAGTGCGGCCTTCAGTGGCGCGAGCACGAGGAGAAGCGCGTTGGATGCGTGACCGAGTTAAGCGATCTAAGCCTCCGGGCCGTGGAGGAACTGACATGGCCGCTCTACGAGCAGGGAAGGAACCTCTACTACGAGCTAAGCGTTTACGGCACGGTGGGTAAGTTTGAAACCTCAGCGATAAGACTCTATGCCGAAACTAAAACGTCGTAGCGATGAGGACGGGGAGAGGGCTGATGAGCTTTTAAGGTTGGCCCAGACCAGAACCCTGACGCCAGATGAACTGAAA